CGTGAGTTGCTGGTCTGCTACGGGGAGAGTTACGTTACCCGCCTTGGCGGACTTCCATCTGTTTTAACCCGGTTGCGTAGGGGCCGACACTCGTCCCCTTTTCACTCGCAACCGTTTGCGGGAGGTCGACCACGTTACGGATGGCTTTGTCCTCGGGGTGCTTGTAACGTTGGTAGGTGAGTCGCTCATCCATGATTTCAACCAGGATGAGGGAATCGTAGGTTACGTCAACGTCAAGCGCCGAGTAGGAGTCGTAGAGCGCAAAGGGTGACTGCGGGTCGCACTCAATCCTCGCAACTTTGCGGACGCTGCCCGCGCGAATGTCGCGGTGCGTTTCGTTCGCGACGCGCTGCTGCTCGGGGCCGGTCGCTTTGTTGACGCGCCATTGATAGCGCGGCCCGGTGCGCCATGCAGGCTTCGGCGAGAGCAGCAAAAGGTGCGGCGCGGCAAGCATCTTCGCCACCTTCGAGTCCTCGTCGTAGGCAGGCGGGATGTGCGGCGGGATGCGGAAGGCTTGCCCGTTAGGCATGTCCGCCCACGTTCCGCCTTGCATGCGGCGCTGGTGGTCGATTTGGGCGGCGCGCTGCGCGGACTCCATCGCGGGATTGATCCGGCGCTCTTGGTAGCCAATGCCGTAGCCCTCGGGCAGCGGGCGCTCCTGCGGGGCGTTCGGGCCGACTTCGGGCGCGGCCGGGTCTTGGGTGGGGGGTTTCTGCGCGGCCATCAGCCCATCGCCTCCTCAACTTCACGAATCTGTTCGGGGGTGAGATTGTAATTTTTGACGAGCGCGGCGATTGCGGGATCGTTCTCGTACTTGCGGCCGTTCGGCGGACCTTGCCCGCCGCCGTTGTTCGCCGTCAGCACGGGCTCGGGCTTCGGCGGCGCGGGCGGGCGCTTGCGAGCAACCTCGCCGTACGCCGCGTCCCAGCGCATGTCGAGTTCGTACGCCTGCTGCGAGGGCTGCATGTTCACCAGGGGGCGCAGGTCGAGCCCTTGGAGTTTACTCTCGAAGACGCGCACAACATCGGCGTTGAGCGGGTCGGCGACGCTCATCTTCCGCTGCTTGTAGAGTTCGACGATCGTCTGCGCTTGCGAAGCGATGAGCGGTGCGGCCTCGGCCACAAGGCGTTGGCGCTCGTGCTGCGAGGTCTGCTCGGAGACAAAGCGCGCGGCGGCAAGTGGGTCGGAGATGAACTGCTGCTGCAAGCCCTCGCGCTGCTGCGGCGTAAGGCTCTCCATCCAATCGCGCGCAGCGGGCGGCGGCGTCATGGGGGCAGCGGGGACGGCTTGCCGGTAGGCGTCGACCATCGCCTGCGTCAGCGTACTAAGGTCGACAAGTTGCGGCGCGGGTGCGGCGGGTGCGGCGGGAGCCGGGGGCTCCGGTGCCGGTGGCAGCGGCTCGGGTTCGTTCGGATTCATGGGCAGGCGATTCCTTTACCGGCGCGGCGGACCCTGCGGGGGTTGGCCCCCGGCGGGCGGGCCTTGGGGCTTCGACGGAGCGGGGGGCGTCTTGCCTGCGGCTGCGTGCATCATCGCGATTTGCTGCTGCTGTTGGGCTTGCTGCTGCGCGGCCTGCGCCTCTTGCTGCGCGCGCTGCTTGGCCTCTTGTTCGGTGCCGATGATTTGCGCTGCGTCAGGACGGTTGAACGCCTCAAACGCGATGCGCATGAGGTGCCACCGCTTCACGGGGTCGTTTTGGAACTCAGGGAATTTCATCATCAGCTCGACGAAGCCGAGGTTCTCTTGCCGTCGCGTCGCGGAGTCTTGGGGGTCGGTCGCTCCGGCCACGCCGATGAGAACGTCCTGCATGAGGACTTCGAGCGGCAGCGTGAACTTCTGGTCACCGATCATCGTCGAGGGCGGCGTGCGAAGGTATTGCTTGTTGAGCGCGTGCGTGAAGGCAATCATCTGCCCGATGACCACGCGCAGCCGCATCGAGACGAGCCCAAGCCGCGTGCCCGCCGCTTGGCTTTGCTGTCTCATCTCCGTCGCGCTGCGACGACCCGAGGACTGCGCGCCGATCGCGGGCATGGAGAGCCCCGTGTACTCGGTGCCATATTGCCGCAAAAGCGATTCCTCTTGGAACGAGGAGAGCGGCACGTCGGGGAACGACGCGAAGGATACCGTCGGGTCGGCTTGGGCGTTGCTCTCGACTTCGTTCATCGCGCCGGGCGTGAAGTCGAGCCCCTTCGATGATATCTTCGAGCCTTCTTTGACGAAGAACGGCGGGAACAGCGTCATCGAGCGACGGTCCTGGCGCGCGTTGTGTTCGGAGTCGAGTTCCATCTGCACGCCCGCGAGACGCTCGACGAGCGAGAACCCGAGCGGCCGGTCGGGCCGCGGTAGCGGGCTATGCGAAAAAAACGGCCGTCCGCCGGGGTAGTCGTAGGGCGTCCACCCGAGCATGCGCTGCCCTTGCTCGTGCAACCAAAAGACGTTCTCCTCGGGGATGCCGTCGCCGTTCATGTCGTACGCGCGCGTGTGGATGCGCCACACTTTGATAGGGCCTCGGTTGGCGAAGAACGGCCCCGTCTGCGTTTGTGCGCCGATGCCGATGGAAAGTTGCTGCGATGCGTTCTTGTCATAGATGCCCTGCCGATCGCTCGCGTACTCGTTGTCGCCGGAGGGGACGTAGTTGAGCGCGCGCTCGACCTCCTCGCTGTCGAGCAGCCCCGCGCGCACCATGCGGTCGAGTTGGTCTTCGTAGAGCCACTCAACAGGCGCGCACCCAAGCGCCTCGTTCGGGGACTTCGCCTCGGCGGGGAACATGAGGAAGTCCTTGAGCGGAACGGGACGCCACTCGGGGTAGTCCTTTTCGGTTACGTCGGCGTAGCCCATGATTTGATCGTAGGCGGGTTGACCGTCGTCGCCCATCTCTTGCTGCCCGTCATCACCGAGGCGCGGGACTGCCTGCCACGTCGGGATGCGCGTGCGCTTGCGGTTCCACAGGATCTCCATATACGCCGTGCCGTCGCGCAGCGCGAGATGGAAAAATGTGATGAGGGCTTGGTAATACGAATCGCCGTCAGAGCGCAAACGTAAAAACTCGGCGTTGTAAAATTTCTCGATGAGGTGGGCGACTTGCTGGGCCTGCGGGGTGTTGCCCGTCACCATGAACAGCCGGGGGACGACGACCGCGCCGCAGATGTAGGCGACCATGGCTTCGAGCTGACCCGCGGTGTAGGGGAGGCGCAGGTTCGACGAGTCGACGAACGGCCAATCCTTCTGCCCCGCAATCATGTCGTACGAATCGCTGAACGACTTGAGATTGTCTTCGAGCGAGCCGCGCGCGCCAAGCGCGGAGTTGACGAGCATGTAGAGATTGTTCGAGAGGTGCGACCACTTGCCGTCGGACAGGCGCGCGCGCGGCTCGGGCCGCATGCCGACCGTTGGGTCGGCGGGCGCGATCGTCGTGACGCTCTCATGCGGGGAGAGCGCAGTCATCTCGTTTGGCGGGGCGTAGCGCGTCTGTTCCATCCTCACCTCATCTTACACGAAAGCCCCCCGCACCCCGGCAGGGCGTGGAGGGCCTTCGCGACCGAACGCGTAGGAGACGCGCGACCTACATCTTCTTTTTGGGCGCGGCGGCAGCCTTGTTCGTGCCGCCTTTGGAATGGGTTTTCTTCACGCCCTTACCGCCGGGGATGCCGACGGCATGATCCTTAACGACTTCCATCCCGGTCAGTTTGGGATTGAGGCCGTGCCCCTTGCCGCCCGCCTTCATCGCTTTCTTGCGGCCCGGCTTGGACTTCATGCTGTGTTCGGCTTTCATGCCAAAACCTTTCATCTGCGCCTGGGCAGAGGTGCGGGTGGAGATCATCACCTAGATGTGATTGATGAGCGAGTTCGCCTTGCGGTACGCTTCGTTCTCGTGCTTTTTCTCGCCGCCCTGGTGCATGAGCGCACCGATGTTCATGGGGCTTGAAGCGGTTGTATCCCCGCCTTGATTGCCCATGACGACCCCGAGACTCTTGGTCTTCACGGTGTCCTGGTTCTCTTGGCGCTGGGAGAACTCGTTCTTATGCATGCGCGCATCGTACCACACGTCGCCCGTCAGCGGTAGGTCGGCGTGCCGGGACCGCCCCACGCGAGCGCGCGGCCGCGTTTGGCGGGCTCGACCGGGTAGGCTTCCCGCCCGAACTCGCGGCGCTCGGCCTCCTCGTCGTGCTTCCAAAACAACGCTTCGAGGTCGCCGCCTTCAGTGTCGGGGACCTTGCGGAAAAACAGCGCGAAGGACGCCGCGTCCAGCACGTCATCGTAGTCAAGGTACGGATACGCGATCATCTGCCGCGTAAGCGCCTCGGTTTTGCCGCGCAGGAACCGCATCCACGGCAAGTAGGGCTGCAGCGATTCGATTTGCGCTTCTTTGGTGTGACGACCGCGCGGCATCATCGACGACGACGTGAGCGCCTTGCGATCAGTGCGCGGGTTGAAACCCTGCACGCGCGTGCGTAGCCCGGCCGCATCGAGTTTGTCTTGCAGCAGCACGGCGTCGATGTCGGCGTTCTCGATGGAGAGAATGTGCGGCTGATAGGTATAGCACAAATAGACGAGATGGTTGAGCCGGTCCGCCGGGAGCATCTTCACACCTTCAGCGTGCAGCCACAGGATGAGATCGTCGGGACCAAACCCGACGACGGTGAAGCCCGTCTCATCGGACTTCGGGCCGACGGTCGGCGCGGGGTCGCATGTTGCGACGACGTAGAGCGGGATGTGCGTGCCGTACGACGCGAGAAACGGGTCGGGGTCGTGCGGGACGAATTGCGGGATCGCGCCGGGATAAAAGTCGCCGTCGAAGTACCGAATCGCGCTCGCGGGGAAGATGCGCTCACCTTCCGCGCGCGGCTCGTTGAGATACCACGCGGAGAACAGCTTGCTGTCGGTGCGGCTCTGCAAGTCGTCAAGACGACTCTGCGAGAGAACGTACGGCACGAACAGCGAGCCGTCGGAGTTGTATGCGCCGCGGATAAACGTCTTCCAGCGCGGCGGCAACCCTTTCTCGTCGCGCATGCGCTCCTGTTCGAGAACCCATCCGTACACGTCGTTGTCGCCCCAACGCGTACCGACAAGCAGCAGCGTGCCCCAGCGTTCAAGAATCGGGTAGTAGGCTTGCACGAGCGTGCGCGCGCGCTGTTGCTCGATGGCGCTCTCGTAGTTCCCTTCGTGAACGAGATCGTCGAGAATCACGAAGTCGGGGTGCGAGCCCGTGCGCGACGTGTCGAGACCGACCGTGTCGATGCTCGGCTCGCGCATCGCCTTGCTGCGGCCGGAAAGCCGCACCTCGGTCGTCGACCACGTTTCAGCCGTGGTGACGAGATCGCCGAACAACTCTTGCAAGTCGGGGT